TTTAATACTTCCGACTTTATAATTATTAATATATAACATGGCTCAACAAATATCATATACCACAAGGGATTTCCAAGCAATAAGATTAGAACTAATAAATTATGTTCAGACTTATTATCCTGATTTAATTCAAAATGTTAATGATGCTTCGGTATTTTCAGTATTCTTGGATTTAAACGCTGCGGTTACCGACAACTTAAATTTTAATATTGATAGAGCATTACAAGAAACTGTTCTACAATACGCTCAAAAAGATATATCTGTTTATAATATTGCGAGAACATACGGTTTGAAGATACCGGGATTAAGACCTTCGATTGCTCTTTGTGATTTTTCTATAATAGTTCCTGTTGATGGTGATTCTGAAAATTTACAATATTGTGGGGTTTTACGTAGAGGTAGTCAAGTATTGGGTGCGGGTCAAACTTTTGAAAGTTTATATGACATTGATTTTTCTTCAGAATATAATTCAGAAGGTTTTCCAAATAGATTAAAAATTCCAAATTTTAATGCTAACGGAAGTTTAGTGAATTATACTATTTTAAAAAGAGAACCTGTGGTAAACGGTGTAACTAGAGTGTTTAAAAAAGTTATATCACAAACAGACTCAAGACCATTTTTAGAAGTATTTTTACCTGAACAAAATGTCTTAGGTGTTACAAGTGTTCTTTTAAAGAACGGAAATAATTTTACAAATATTCCATCTGCTCAAGAATTTTTGTCAACAGTTGATAGATGGTATGAAGTTCAAGCTTTAGCTGAGGATAGAATTTTTATACCTGATACTACTAAAACATCTGATAATCCTGGTATTAAAGTTGGAAAATATTTACAAACAAATCAAAGATTTATTAGTGAATATACACCACAGGGGTTTCTTAAATTAACTTTTGGTGGTGGTAATCAATCTACGGATGAATTATTACGACAATATGCTTTAAACGGAATCACTTTAGATATCTCAAAATATCAAAATAATTTCTCTTTAGGTTCTACTTTAAAACCAACTACAACATTGTTTATTCAATATCGTGTTGGTGGTGGATTACAAAGTAACATAGGTGTTGGAGTTATGAATCAAATTGGAACAATTAATTTTTCTGTGAATGGACCTAACTCTCAACAGAATTTAAATACTATTAACTCTCTTCAGGTGAATAATGTTACTGCAGCAGTTGGAGGAGCTAACGCTCCAACAATCGAAGAAATTAGAAACTTAGTTGGTTTTAACTTTGCATCACAAAACAGAGCGGTAACTATTAATGATTACGAAGCAATTTTAAGAAAAATGCCTTCGATGTTCGGAGCTCCGGCAAAAGTTGCGATAACTGAAGAAGACAACAAAATCAAAATTAATATCTTATCTTACGACACCGAAGGTAATTTATCAAGTAATGTGTCAAATACATTACAAAGTAATATTGCTAATTACCTATCAAATTACAGAATGATAAATGATTACATTTTTGTAAATTCTGCTAATGTAATTGATTTGGCGTTTGATGTCTCAGTAGTATTAGATGCTAGCCAAAACCAGGGAACTGTCATTACAAACTTGGTTGAAAAGGTTCAAAACTATATGAGTCCATCAACAAGAGAAATGGGTTCAAATGTCTACATATCAGAAATAAGAAGATTAGTACAAGAAGAAGTTGGTGTGATAACTGTGACAGATATTAAAGTTTATAATAAAGTAGGGGGACAATATTCATCATCTCAAACTTCACAAAGATATTCAAATAGTGATACTAAACAAATTGAACTTATTGATGATACAATATTTGCAGAACCGACACAAATTTATGATGTAAGATATCCTAATAAAGATATTCGAATCATAGTAAAGAACTTAACTGCTGTTAACTTTAGCTAACATCCTTTATTTTTATAAAAGTGTGTTTAAAATATTTATTTAAAAACACACATGCCGTCAACATACAGAATTAGAACAGAGTTAGGGGTAAACAAGACCATTCAGGTTAAGTTAGAGCAAAATTACGACACTTTAGAGTTATTGTCTTTAACAATTTCGCCAAATAATTTATATACTCGTGCTTGTGCAAATTATGGTGTTGTTTGTGGTAGAGTTTTTTGTAATAATGGTTTTGGATTACCAAACGCAAGATTATCTATTTTCATACCTATTGATGAATTAGATATTACAAATCAAGATATTTCAGTTTTATATCCTTATCAAAGTATTAATGATATTAATGAGGATGGTTATAGATATAATTTATTACCTTATACACAATCTCATAGTGGACACGTTCCCGTTGGAACTTTTCCTGATAGGATTGATGCTCTAATTAACAAGACAGTAATTGAGGTTTATGATAAGTATTATCGATTCACAGTGAGTACAAACGACTCTGGAGACTTTATGATACTTGGAGTTCCGACAGGTCAACAGACGTTGTTTATGCAAGTCGACCTTTCTGATATTGGTGAGTTCTCAATGACACCACAAGACCTTATAAGAATGGGTCTTGCTACGGAATCACAAGTTGACGGAACACGATTTAAATTTTCAGAAAATTATAATGAGTTACCTCAAATCATTAGTATTTCAAAAACAATACAAGTATCACCATTTTACGGTGAACCTGAGATATGTGATTATTCAATTCAACAAGTTGACTTTGATTTAACTTCTGAAAAAAATGTGACGATATCACCTACTGCGGTTTTTATCGGTTCTATGTTTTCAACAAATGACGGAACTAAAGTTACTAATACAAATGATGATATTTGTAATTTAAAAAGAAGTATAGGTGCAATGTGTGATTTGATACCCGGTCCAGGTCAAATCTTAGCAATAAGACAAACAGTTAGAGTTGATAGTTTTGGTTTACCAATACTTGAAGAATATAGGTTAGATAACGATGGTAAAGTTATAGACCAAGATGGTGCTTGGGTTACTGAAGTTCCTATGAATTTAAATTATGTTTATACTGATGAAGAAGGCAATAGAAGAATAAGTGATAATCCAAATATTGGTATTCCAACTAATGCAAAATATCGATTTAAAGTAAAATGGAACCAATCACCACAACTTTCAGAGTCAACTAAACGAGGGTATTTTTTAGTTCCTAATATCAAAGAATACGGATGGACATATAGTAGTTCAAATTTATTGGATGACCCGGGATTAGAAGATTTTGTATACGATACTATTACAGTTGAAATAGCTGCTGGAACGACTGAAGCAAATATTTACAATTTAATAAATGAAAATGTTGCGACTCAATATGTTTTTATTTTACAAGAAACTATAAATGTTGAAAATTTACAAATAACTTATCCTGACGGAACTCCGTATTTAAGTCGTAATTTTTCTAACAACTTTATTGGTGGATTACCTGATTTAATTTTATCTTGGGAAACACCTGATATTCAAACAAATTCAACTTTTATTTTTTATACGGTTAGATATAAAAGATTTTTATTAGAGGCTACATATGCTTTTAGTTTAGATTGGAATGATTATGCGAATTATGAAGAGGCGATAAATTGCGAAGATACTTTTATGGAGTTACATTTTAATAAAGTGTATACTGTAAGTCAACTCATTGATAGATATTCGACAGGTTTAAGACCTGGAAAAACATTACAAATTAAAAACATTCAAGATGCGAATTGTAATGGTGAAAAAAACAAATTTCCTATAAACGATGTTTTTGTTAATATTACATTTAACTATATTTTTAATAGTTTAATCTTAGAAATTATAAAATATTTGTTAATAGGATTAGTTCCTTTATTACACGTATTAAGTTTTCTATGGTTAATTTTATCTCGAGTTATTGCTGCAATACTTTTAGTTGTTCAGTTAATAATTTTTATAATTTGTAATATAGTTAGGGGAATACAAAATATTTTTGGAACATCATCTTTAAATTGTGTTCCACCTTCTGACTTTGGAAGTTTATTGAATGAAAATCCTCTGAAAAATATTACACTTCCTCTTTTACTTTATACTGAAGATGGTTGTGAAAGATGTAATTGTAAAGCTGGTGATGTGACGGCGGATACTAATTTAATTACTGAATTTACTCAAACACAGGAAGAACAGGTATCGGTTTTAATGGATACTACGGGTTTTCAGACTTATACAAACAATCCAAATGATTTTACGTATATCCCTAACCTTATTGCAGGAAACGCCGGTTTATCAGGATTACAAAAAAGAACTCCACAACTTATAGATTCATTTAACATTGTCACCAACCCAGATGCCGTTTCAAGAACAATAGAATTAAATTATTATTCACAATCTTTACCTTTTTCTGAAAGACTAAATATGTTGTCCTTTCCTGATAGATACTTTAAAACAGGTGTTGTTTTGGGATATCCGGGTATTAAAGCTCCATTAGGAATTAAAGTTTATATTGAACCTGAGCTTAATTCCCCAACTCAATTTCACTGGGATAATGTAATAATTATTGCGTTAGACCCAGGAATTAATTTAACTGTCGGTGAAATTTTATCTTTTCAGAATCCATTACTATCTAATGACCCAAATTATAAAAGAAACGAAGATTATCCTGCGTCTTTAGGTAGAATTGAGGCACCTCCTATTGTAACACCACAAAATACACTTGGTGTTATTGGCGCAAGTATTACTGTAAATTGGTTAAGAACTTACAATTTAGGTAATTTTAATCAATTAGGTGTTCAAGAACCTAACGGACCAATCAATGGTGCTAATGGAGGTGGTATTGCTGAACAAACTACTTACAATGTATCGGCGGTTACTGAAAATAACGCAGTTACATCATTTGCTTCGGATATTGAGTATTTTCAAGTGTTAAAAGTTGGTAACTTAAATGACTTATCAACGAGTTCAGTTAATAATATTTTAAATGCAAATCAGTATTTTAGATTCCAAGAAGACGACGGACAAGGTCGCGTAAGTTGTTTTTATTTTAGAGCAAATCGTTACGGAAGTGGGCTAGGTTTTCCAATATTGGGTGACAATTTAGTTTCACCAAACGAATATAAATACGCAATTTTAATGAGGGGTGTCGATGTTCACTCACCTAGAGTAAAACAAAAAATATGGTTAGGAAGTTTGATGTATAATCAAATTAGTGAATCAAACATACCTGAAGGTCTTAGCGAAACAGATTTATACGTAGAAGGTTATTTTAAATTAAATATACCTTACCAACCAAATACTGCTGGAATCTTTGCAAATTCAGAACAACAACAAGTTCAATGTAGACATAATCAACTTCAAACTAATAACAGTGTTGATGAATTTGGTAGTACTATATTTTATCGAAGTTACATGTTTCAATATTACACAAATAGTTTTATACCTTTTACAAGTGATTTACATTTATATTATTCGGCATATGATTCTAATAATTTTGGTAGTTCGATTGTTCCCGAATATACAAGCGAGTATGTAACAAACCAAGTTATTTATCCGCAAGGGTTCTTGAGAGTTACTAATCAAAACTTTTTTACTGGTGCATTTAGTAACATTAAACAATGCGGACAAGATATGGATACTGATAACTGTGAGGATGAAGAAAGTAATTATCCTCAGACTAATGTATGGACTTGGAATTCATATAATCAAATAGGAAATACGTCTACTCAAACAGATTTTCCAGCAAACTATAAAATAGGTCAAGTTGTTGAAGGAGGTTCAGTTTATCAATATATTGAAGGAATACAATATTATGATAGTAAGTGTCAAGCTGATGGTAGCAGTGATATGAATTTAGTTTATACACCATCAATGAAATATTTTTCACCTTCATATCGAACAATTACATCGCCTGGAACTACATACCCGACTGTGAATTTCAGTAATAAAAATAAAATTGTTGTTAGGTCAAATCGAATGCCGACTTCCACAAATGAACAAATTTCAGGACCAAATAGTTTTCAGTTACATCAAAATTCAACATTTGCTATCTATAGATTATCTGATACTGGAGGTGTACAAGAGTTAGACAACGTAACACAATTCCCAACTAATTCAGATAATGAATCAGCAAATGCATTTGTTCCATTTACAAATGTTTTGGAATCGGTAAACAACTGCGAAAAGGCGGTTATGTTAAGTTGTTATGGTACAGATGAAAATGGTAACCCAGTTATTAAAGACGATTGCCCCCAATTGATGGACCCTGATAACGCTTTAAAATATTTTAATTATGGAACAGGATGTTACAATTTAGTTTCAAGAAGTTTTTTAAGTTTACCAAGAGATATTACTTTAATTCAGGAATGGTCAAATAGAAATAAAATTTCAAACGCGATATGTCTTGACGTATTTTCACATAGTTTTTCAAATAATTGGATTAACGGAACGTTGTTTGCGTATCCATTTGATAATAAACGATTATTTGATTCAAATAATCAACCTTTTAGTGTTTTTTGTAAAACTTTAATTTACTCACATGAAACGACTCAAAATTTTTATTATAGAAGTTCTCCTTGGGATGGACAAAGATTTATGGGTAAAACATCTAAACAATACTTTGAAGGATTAATAAATAGTAAAGTTGGCAATAAAAGGTATTTAGGAGCACCAACAACTATTATGGATTTAGGAGCTAAAGATACTTTTATACAGGAACTTGTTAATAATGATGAATATGATGGATACATAGTATCAAAGGTTCCATCAACTTCATTTAAAGATATTAGTGAAATATTTAATTTGTTTGTTTTAAGTAGATTGGTAAATAATAGTTTTATTGATAATTTATTAATTTCATTGTTACCCGAAATTGTATTGGCAACATTTTTTACTAATAAAAGATGGAGTTCAGGTGGTTTACCAGCACTTGTTGATGGAGATTATTCTCAAATGCTATCAATAAATTCTGAATTTGGTATTAGTGAATTTAGTGTTTCAAACTACGCTCAACCTTTAGATTCAGGATTTCAGTCAGTTTATTTTGGAGGTTCTTCCGCTAAACCATTATTTGGTATTTTCTTAACTGGTAACACACAAGATAGAGATTTTATCACACCGAGAAGAACTATATGGAATCCAAACGCATCGATTAACCAAAATCCTGATTATAACTTTAGTCAAATTCCTAAAAAAACTCAAACAGTTCCTTTTTATAAGTGGCAACTTGATACTGAAGACTATTCACAAATTGACCAGTTTACAATTTTTGGAAATCAAAATAATGATTGGGTTACGGATACTCCATCAATACCTCCTAATTTCTTTTCTTACGGATATCAGGATATGGATAGACTTAATCCTCAATCAAATTATTTCCAACCTGATGGTAATAACTCTAATTATTTTAGAGCAACATTAATTAATTTTTCAAATGGAATACCAACAATTGCTCTACCTCAGACATTTAGTAATGATACCACTTTTGTTGTTGGAGCTCCACAACACTTCTATTTTGGTTTAGTAAAAGGAGGAAGTGCTATTGATAAATTTAGAATAAAATATGTTAATACAGAATTGATAATTGAATAAATCTAACGAAATAACTATAGTAAAAGGTTCTGCAAGATATGCGGGAGCACCCGATGTTGATTCTAAAATATCAGTTGAATTAAACTCAACATTAAAGGAGATGACTGAATATGACAGAAATCTACTTGTTGATTTAGAAAATTTATTTGATAGAGAAAGACAAGAGTGTGATACTTTTGTCCCGACATGTAAGTTTACATTTATATTTGAAAATTCATATAGTGGACTTACAGGGCCTAAAACTGGCCCTTACGACCCGATTAACAGAAATCTTTATTATGTTAATCCTTTATACTATCGTCTTTTACAAAATGACCAACAAGACCCAAGTAATGAGATTGCGTGGGGAGGATTTCCACAATATTATGAGTTTGATTTTATAAGAACAGATTCTAATGTGGTTGGATATACCCAACCACTTGTAGGTCAAACTCCTCAGTATCATATCTTATTTGACGCTAAAGAACAATCATACTATAATTGGTTTTTTCATTTAAGCTATCCGTCTGAAAAATATTTTAATCAATCGATGGAATATCAGTTTGAAGATGGTGAAATATTTACATGGACTGTTTCTCAGGGAATTCCTTTTGTCATTTCAAATGATAAATTTAATGGTCAGCCTGTTATTATCTTTAAATGTGCAATGGACCACGGATTAAGTGTTGGAGAAAGTGTTGAACTTTCTTTAAATTGTGATGGTGTTAATATTTTTGATGTTTATAGGTTAGGCGATGGATATACTAATTCTGAAACAAATGTTTTCATGATTTTTAATATTGGTTTCTTATGTGATATCTTTTTTGATGGACAAAAAGGAACTTTAAAAAGAATTACAAATAAAGAAAATTTAAATGAAAGTAAATCAGAATATTATGTTAGAAGACATAAAATTATTACAAATTATACTGACGCTATTTTAACTAAAACCGCTTTTGAAAATAACGCTTTTAGGAGAACTACCAAATATGAATCGAAAGGGTTAACACCTAATTTAAACGCTCGAACATCGTTAAAAGAAGGAACACAAAGTTATAGTCTATCGTTTAAAAATACATTTTCAATAAATGGATTAAAAGATAATTTAAATAGACCTTTAACTGAATTATATGTTACATCTGTTAATCGAGGAAGATTTGGATTTTTTAATCCATTAAAAAAAGGATGGGGGTTTAATCTTGGGCCTGAATTAAATACATGGTGGGGTAATCCAAATAGTGAAACAAATATAACTCAAACAAGTTTTGATAGACCGGGTCCAATTATTATAACACAATTAGGATTTCCGTCGTCAACACCTGTAACATTTTATTATAATAATCCATTAGAAGTTGATGATTTAATTGACGGGGATTTATGTGAATGGAATGATACGACACAAGAAGAAAGAGTATTAAGTTTTCATTATCATAAAATAACTTTTAATCCTAAAGTTTTTGATGTGAAACCAAACAGTTCTTTGGGGTATTATTATAATACACATTACAAGTTTCAGTTAAGAACATTTTCATCTTATATCGAAAATGTTGATAGAGATGTTTTAATATATAATCTACCAAGTTATAGTTATTACTCGGCCTATAACCAAAAGTTTTTTTGGAGAGATATTTACACGTATGGATATATTGATGTTGATGGTGTAGGTGTAGACAATCCATTTTTAAATA